GGTCTCTGTTGGTCAGCCCTGCTGCTTGCATATTAGCTGTATGGATATCACCTTCGAGTATCTCTTTCGTGTAGTTCTTATCATCCATGTAGTGTGCAAGCATCCTGAGTTCTAAGCCTGACGCATCAGCACCCAGTAGTACATTACCGTCCTCTACCGTCCATACAGATCTACACTCCTCACCATACTCACTACCAACACGAGGTACTTGAGCCAGGTTAGGTTTACTGTGCGTCATTCTTCCCGTGATCGCTCCGTTGGTTCTGACCTGACAGTGTACCCGTCCCCTTTCAGATACATTTTCAACCCACGACTTAACTTGAGCCACCCGTTTCTGAAGTAATAAATATCGTAGAATAGGTTTAGCTTGAGGGATTTTAACAGTTTGTAATACTTTCTCATCGACAATCACGCTCCCTTTTTCAGTATGTTTTCTTGGTTTCCATCCGAGACTCATCAACCGTTCCGCTATTTGCTTGCGGGAACCTGGGTTGAATACCTCTACTTTATCTTTCAATCGCTTACCTGTCTTGTCGCTAAAACGCTCAGTGGTTATCGGCTGAAAGACCTGCTGCAACTCTTCTTCAATGTCCATAAGGCTTTGCTGCCATTCAGACAGCATCACCATACACTTCGGTACATCTAGCTTGAATCCGTTTTCTTCCTGCTTTTTAACGACAAGAGCGACCTCATGCTCAAGATCAACTGACTTACCCCAGTCCAGTAAACTAGAATCAAGATGCGTGAATAGTGCATGAGTGATCTCAACATCCTGTATACAGTACTCAACCATGTCCTCAGATAGTCCACCATCGAAGTCACTGAAGTCCCCTTTTTTCAGCCCTAGCCTCACGCCCCATGAATCTAGAGAATGTCCTTTTTCTAGGACGGGGTTGAACAACCTTGACATTATCAACGTATCTCTTAACGGGTTCGAGTCCGTATTCAAATTCCATAGCTTCTTCAATACTGGTAAGTCGAACTTGATTATGTTGTGTCCAATCAATAGGTCTTCCGAACTTATGTATTGGCGTAATGCGTTTGCTGATTTCCATACCTTAACGTCTCCATTGTCTATGTCTTTAGTAACCGCACACCATATCTCGGTGGCATCCAGTCCGTCAGTCTCAATATCAATCGCTAGTCTTTTCACAGTGCGTCCTCGTCAAACCTTTCGACCATCCTACCAGTTTGTTTATTGTACAGCAACCGACAGGCGGGACCAGTAAGACCACTGAATCTATTCTTCAGGACACGAACGCGGGTAGTATGTCTTTCTTCTTCATCGTTATGCTGTCCGTTACGCTCAAGACCTATAACAATATCCGCTACGTTACCCTGAGCCGATGACCCTTTAAGATGCGCTAGACTAGTTAACGCTCCTTCCTCGTGACCCTTACCTTCAGGTCTTTTAAGGTGCGAGACAACAAATAAACATATACCAGTTTCTTTAACCAGGATACGCAGGTCGCGCATGATCTCTTCCAATGCTTCTCTCTCTGACCCTCGCTCTGCTCCTGCGACTATGATACTTACGTGATCGAGGAATATGTATTTAGCTCCAAGACCTTTAGCCATGTATCTCACTCGCTGAACTATTTTCGATTTGTCTAGCTCACCGTTGCTGTCGAGTAGAAACAATCGACCAGTGCCTAACGTAGCCTCGAAGGACTCCCGCAGTTCCTTGTCTGATACCTTAGTGGTAGGTAGGTGCAGTAGTTTGTTGGCGTGTAAGGACATCATTGACCGAGCAGTGGTGCGTACCGTTTCTTCTAGGAACAGTAGTCCTATGTTGTCTTCGCTGTTGTTTAGGATATGGTATACAAACTCCCGCATGAACTGGGACTTACCAAGACCCGAACCGGCAGCAACAATCACCATCTCGTTCGGTCTGATACCGTAGGTCAAATCATTCAACCCCTTGTACGGGTAGTTGATTAGACTGTCTTCCATCGGAGCGCTGACTATATCCCACAAAGTACTACCGTCCACGATACCGTCAGGAACAAACCGTTCAGCAGCCCAGAAATCTTTAATGAATGATTCACCCCGACTGTGTTGTAGGTACTCACTTGCATCCTTCATGCCCCCTGTATTCTTGAATATCTTAACCTTCGATCCGAACAACTCAGCTACTTGGTGCGCTGCTTCCTGCCCTTGCGGGTCCATGTCAAAGCAAAGCAGAATCGTGTCGAAACTATCGATGAACTCGAAGTTATTCTTACAATCATTTAACGCGCTACCCGCACCATTACGCACGGAAACAACAGGATACGTACTGATCCCTCCGAGCATCTGCCAGGCACTAAGAGCATCAAACTCCCCTTCGCAGATTGTCAACATCTTTTGACCACTGGAAAACAAATGCTGTCCGAACATCTTACCATCACGCCAGTTACCAGATATTGAAAACTTCTTATCGTTAACCTGACGTTTCTTGTATGCAACTACGTTGCCCTGGTTATCGCAGTAAGGGAAATGATAATGATTATCCGACTCGAATGTACCGAAGAACTCGCAGGTAACTCTGGAAAGTTTTCTATCAACAATCGTCTTGAATGCACCCTGTACCGGTGAGAAACTCTTAGCCCCATTGACTACCTTTAATGAGTCCTCGTGAGGTTTGAATGTAGCTTTGTTACAACTGAAACACTTAGTACCCCAGTCGTAAATCGTTAATGCGTCTGAACTCCCGCAGTCTTCGCAGGGTTGAGCGGTTAATATTTGTACTCCCATAAAACAATCTCCTATCTTTATATAACTATATAGTTAAACTATTAGAAACTTTCTAGACCTTTAATCTTAATAATTAATTAATACTCTTAGACAGTGAGTCTAACTGTATAGATACTTCTAGTAAGTCCATCATCACCTGCTTGGAACCATGAGTAGCCATCAGTTCAGCCATGTCAGTCAGCACTGAAAAGTAGTGAGCTTCTTCTTCGTGTTGTTCTTGGTCATTATCAATCATGATTTATCCTTCTCGATAGATTCCGTCCAGGCTTCCTCGGAAACCTCTTCGTCGTTAATGAAAAAATGCTTGGTGTTGTTAGTCCAGAGCAACCGGTACTTAGGTCTACCGTCCCTAAACACTTCGTATACTGTCTCAGTATCCCTCTCAGAGTTCATCAGAGCCTCCAGGTTTCGTTGTAATGTCATCAGGGTAGGGTAACCCGTCAGAGTGGGTTAAATCGTCGTCAGCGTGCTTTAAATCGGGTCTATCGAGCATGAACACATCGTCAAGATCACTACTCGACAAACAATCGTTGCACAAACCGACGAATTCTAAACGTAAATTCTTACGAGTTGCCTCATAGTCTGATAACAACCCGTCACAGCTCTCGCACCTCATTCGTTCGCCCAGTATTGATCGTCCTCATAACGCAGAACAATCAACTGATCGTAAGCATCGTCTTGACTTAGACTACGGTACTGTCCGAGGTACTGACACACCTCACCATAGCTCATGGACAGCACGTCATCTGTGATTTGATCTAGCCTTGCGTCGTTGTATTGATTACTCATTGTTTACCCTCCGCGCATGAACAATAATAAACCTCAGAATATTCATCACCTTCAACCAACTCACACTTGTTACAGTCAGGGTCAGGCTTACCAAACGGGTTGATACCCTGCGACAACAAATCGATTAAAGATTGCTTGGTTTTCTCTAAGTCTTTAATCATTATCCCCAGTCCTTTCTTTCAGTCTCGTTGTCATAACCTTCGTGATATTCTGCTATCTCGTCAGGTGTCATGTCAGCTTCCTCAATCCTGATCCCTCTACCCGTACCGTCAGGGTAGTAGTGCGGGTTAGCCGGTCTCCAATAGTAAGCGTCAGCACTCCCTCGATCTTTAGGTGAGCCGTGCTTTGGGAATTGATCTAACAATGTCATTTTACTTTCCTTTCTTTGGTTTAAATAAAAATAAATCTAGTGCAGGATCAATCCTATACAAATCACACAAGGTCCGCAACCTCCCCGAATTATTGTAAACAAATCCCCCGCGCTTTTTACGGTGTTTCTTCATCAACTGTTCACGCCTTTCTTGACGCTCGATATCAGATAGCATGACTCCACATCCAAACCATAATCCCAATATGGATTGAAGCCAATACGACTAGTGCTAAGATCATTAATAGGTTATCTTTCATTTGCTCAATTCCTCTTCAAGGTAATTATTAAAAACGTCCTGCGCTTCATCAGTGAACAGATAATCCCCGTTCGCTTGCCTAACAAACGGGTCAACTATCTCTTCAATTGTACGCGCTTCTGCTCGCTCGATTGCTTCATCGTTTTGTATCTCGAACGCCTCAATACTTTTGTGAAAACGCCCCCAGTCACTGAAGCCGTCAACCTCCGCTATATCTAACGCTTTATCACGGTCCTTCGCTTGAATAAATTTCTCGTACTCAGCAGATACGCACACCTTATAAGTTTTCATTGTCTGCCCCTTGTTGTGAAAACAATACCACCAAAAACAATATAGAAAAAACTTAGAAGTGGCGGAGTGATTACCGCCAAGGTCCCAAGGAATAAAAGTAAAAAGATATCGGGAATATCAAGCCTCATAATTTACCCTCACATGATTTACAAATTAATTTATATATTTTTGATTCTTCGCTTGCAATGGTGACGTTAAAAACTAATTCTTTTAAGTCCATTTCGTCATGTAACTTTCCGCAATAATCGCATCTAGTAAACATATCGCCCGTCCGTGGATCATGAATCCATTCTTTTAATCCGTTTTCGTCGTATCCGAATTTATCCCGTATGTAATACGCCATTGTTTACCCTTTCACTATGTTAATTACTTTTTCCATTTTCTTGCCGTGTGCAATGTATCCGATAACCGGAATAGATTTATCCCAGCACTTGCGACAAGTCCCACACTTACCCGCGTTATCGTAAGCATGACAAGCCGACACACCTTCGGGGATGGTGCTACCTTCGGGAATGATTGTGCTTCCGTGGTGAGCTTCAAATTCGCCCGTGACGCTATCGCTCGATAGCCTAACTGATACGTTTGGCAATGCCTTCATGTGCTCAATGATCGTCTTAAACTTAGCGAATTTGTGCATTCGTGTTGGTATCCAATGCTTAACCCATGGTGTACGCTTCATTACTTCATAGATTTTTACAGCTAAACGCAAGGAATACATATCGCCGGAATCAAACCAGCGAAAATATCTATCATTGTCTAACTGTTGGATCATATCCTCGACCCATTCCGCGCGCTTCCAATCCTTTTGATTCTCTAGGCGTGGTGCTTTAACATTCGGAAATCTGTAATTACCCGTAGTGGCGTAACATCCTTTACAAGCGTCGACTAATTCGCCGTTAGACTTTTTAGAAGCCGGACAAGTAGTTAATGCTTCTAGACTCCAAGATCGGCATGGCATTTTTGAGGCTTTAGATAATCGAATCATTACGCTACCTTCCCTTTTTTAACTAAATATTTTAAAACTAAAACTAAATTTTCTGTAGATTCGAAATCGTGCTCTCTGCCGTGTACTTTGAATCTGTTCATAATGTATTTAATATTATTAGTTTTAAGCGCCTCTTTTAGTTCGGGTAGTAAACCGTACGAATTTTCTATATTCCAAAAATCTTCTAATTTCATTATGCTACTCCCTTAGTTAGTGGTAATTAAATGTTACGACCTAAACATTAAAGACTAAAAAAACGTGAGTCAATAGCCTGGACTAAAATAATTATCAAATGTCATAACTTTGTCATAACTTCCTAGCGCTTATATATATAAAGGTATCCCCTCTCTGTTTTTTATCGCCACTCCCTAGACTATTTATTCATCGCTAAAGGGTACTGAAGCGGCACACACTTTTAGCCTCGACAGTAACTCTTATAGCTGAGTAGTCTTATACAAGAGTACTCTTATGTCTTATATAAGACCTGTAAAGACACGGGGGGAGTGCCAACAACAATACCGATATACGATAGACACCTTAACAGATACAAAAAGAGCTAAAATAGGCATAATTCTGCATAAATTAAAGAGTAACTATGTAGAAAAAAGACATTTAGAAACAAACGATTATAATAAAAACTAGAAAGCGTCCATTTAGAACTAAATAAAGTAGTCCTGTAAAGATAAATAATGCTTGACAAAAGACTAAAAATATGCTATAGTATTTCTACTATACAGAGTAAAGAGAAAAACATTCTTGATCCATAATCATAATAATTTAATACAAACAACTTAATACTGTATAGTTTTAATAGTTACTAATAGACCTGAAAGGATAAACTTTTATGTCCCTTGAAGATCCTCAGCCTAAAAAACGCGGTAGAGGTA